GCCACCGCCACCGCCACCAGCGCCACTGTTCCCACCATGTTGTCTATCTGGAATGTCATCTGAACCACCCTCTTCAACTCCACTTTCTCCGTCCCCATCTTCCTTGGCACCACCATCATATCCACTCCGTTTGAACAGAACAGGAAGAGGAATGGAACAAATCATATCTGAAAATTTCCTTAGTTTGTTTTTGAATGATTCTAATTCATAATTATTTATCATTCTTACTAATTTTTGGTAAAGTTGTGTTTTCCACTCTCTTTGTGTTAATTCTGGTTTGTTTTGAATCAGTGACAACAAATATACATTGTTCAAAACTAAATATTTATCAAAAGTGGGTAATGATTTGTAAGTTATTGAACAATCAAAATTGTCTAAACGAGTTATGATCAATGTTACTTTGTTATCCGGGAAATCATAAATTACTTTATGTTCAAAATATTTTTTTTTCAAGACATCAAAAAAAACACAAATAACTATTAATTTGTCAGATTCAATAAGGAATTTTTTTTGTCCTGAATCTATATAATGTCTTCCCAAACCACCACTTTCTGGGGATTTCATTCCAAACATAAAATGTTTGGCTTGTGAAGCTTGGTTCGCCAAAACTAATAATTTTTCTATTCTATTTTTACGTTTGGAATGTTCAATATCTAGTATATCCCAAATTTTTTGGATTAGAACTTCAACTATGTTTTCATCATCTTTTAGTTTGATATTTGGTGAAATTATCATAATTTTTCCATGTCTATTTTTTAAATAGAATGAACTTCTAATGCTGTCTTGTAACATTATATTAGGATATCTAATAACTTGTCTTTTTTTGATTAAATTATATTTGTGGATGGTTTCTATTCTGTCATCCAAATGTTCATCTTCATTTAAAAATTTTTGAAATATTTCTTGAAATTTTTCATTTCGCAAATAGAAATTTTTGTACTCTGTTTTGTCTCCTGAAAATTCTTTTTCTGGACCTAAAATACATTCAATGATATTTTGTTCAATTGTTCCAAATGGATATATGTTAATTTCGTTTTCATTTGAATGAAAAGATGGTGGTAAATTGTCTAAAATATTTTTATACATAGGCAAGATTTGTGTGATTTCCCGGTAATTCTGTGAATGATACAAAACATGAAATGACTTCCAAAATTTTTTTAGAAAAATTAAATTTAATGGTGATTCGGGATTATTTTCACAATAACCATACATTCTTTTAACTGTGTATCCACAATATGGAATTTCTGAACATTTTGGTTTACATAATGGATTTGAAGAATAAGACGAACAATATTTCTTATGGATCATTTCACAATTGTTGTCCGAGTCATAAGAACCTCCAAAATTATTTTTCAAAGTTTTGATATATTTTTTTACAATGTTGATTCCTTCAGATGAATTAATCAAATATTTGTTGTTATTTGTTGGATTTCTGATAAAAGAAAACATTTATAATTAGCAAAGATTTTTTCTGTGAATATTAATATCAAACCAACATGATGATTTAAAATATTGTTTTTTATTATTTGAAATTTGACTATTTTAGGGTTCCATGACATGAAAACAAATGAGTTAAATGAACACATATAAATTTTGGTTTTTGGGATTACTTTAAAAGATGATGGAAAATTTCACATATAAACTTTCAAAACAATGCTTGGAGTGAACTTCTAACATCAGTGGTTACTATTTCGTTGCTAATGGTCATATTCCTATTTTTTTTGCTCATATGAAATGTTTTATCTCAAATTCTGACTATCTTTTAATGACTTAATTATTTAAATAAATTTTTGTTTTGATTTATAACCATACAAGAAGCCTAAATTAAATATATTTTTCGACAAATATTAATTGAAACCATTATATGAACATACTAAAGTCCATTAAAGGATAAAAAACATATGGACAAAGTTAAGATTTGTTTTCATGCCATGTTTGCTATGTCAAGTAACGGGATTGTTCTAAATATTTTTTACATGTAACTACATTCTTGTTTTTTCAAGTAATTTTCTGTTTGGAAAAAAAGCTTTTTAAATCTTTATTGGTACAAACCGAGTGGTTCATCGATACAAAATTTGTATGTTAAATTAACCAGATTTTTTTCAAATAACAAATTTTTTTTGAGAATTGGTAGTTTTGATGTAAAAATATCTATCAAATTAATTTTTTAAATTGTTAAAAAAAATATTGTTTATTGTATATGAAAATTCATGATCCAATCTCAAAACGATTGTTCAATGTTTCTTCGATCAAAGGAAAATCCATACTAAAAAAATATGTACAAAAATATTCGGAAAAAGGAGGATTTGGTTTTTTGAGATATTTTGGATTCGGGCAAAAAAGAGAAATACCTCAAGACAGAGATTCTGAAGAACCAGAATTCAGGATAGGTCCAGGGATTGGACCACCAGCAGCACCACCACCAGCACCCATAGTACCAGCAGCACCACCAGCAGCACCAGAAGCAGCACCACCAGCAGCACCAGAAGCAGCACCACCAGCAGCACCAGAAGCAGCACCAGCAGCACCACCAGCAGTACCACCAGCAGCACCACCAGTAGCACCACCAGCAGCAGCACCCGTAGCACCAGCATTTGTACCAGCATTTAGTGAGGATATTCGGAGCAATCGTTGTGACCAATTCCAAAGAAAACAAAATATAAATCTCGATAGGTTAGTTGTATATCGACGACGAGGTCTAAATAGATTATTTATTAACAATTTGGATGGTAGTCAATCAGAATTGATTGTTGGAAGAACACTTGGACAAGGAGGTTTCGGGAGAGTAGTTCAATACTCATTAAATGGAGATCCTATTATAGCAGTTAAATTTTCTACGAAAAGAAGCTATGATTTAGAAAAAAATATATTGGATGTTTTAAAACAAGGAAGAATATCACATCCTTGTGGATTGACCAATTATAAACATTTAGGAGAATTGCGAAATGAGCGTTTTGAATGGGCAATTGCGTGTGAATTGATGGAAGGTGATTTATTTTATTTGTCAGAAAGAAGAAGACAAGTAGATTGGAATATTTTCCGTGGAATTATGAAAAATGTCCTGTCTCAATTGAAATGTTTGAAAGATAATCATATGTATTTTGTAGATTTGAAGTTATCAAATATATTTTATAAATGTACCAGACAAAATCACTACAAAATTTATTTGGGAGATTTAGGCAGCATTTATATTGATTCGTACAGAGATGGAATCATTCACCATGATTCAAGAATCACTTACACTTTTTCTCCTGTGGATTTTAGATACCAAGACGGTTATCCCATCGAAAAACTTGTTGTGTGTTCTGCAGGAATGTTAATGTTAGATTTATTACATGTTTATATTCCGGATCCTGGTCTTGGTCAAGAACTAATAATAGGTAAATCTGATAGAATTACACGACAAATTCAATTGAATACATTAGATTTTCCAAGAGATGTTAATTTGGAAACAATTATTAATAGTACTATTGAAGAATTACATGAAAACAGATGTACCTTAGAACAACTAATGGCACATTTCGATTGAAATTAATTAATTAAAATTATTCTTGATTCATTATCCACTGGTTTTCAAATAATATTATCTGATGGACCGAAGTTTTTTATTTTCCATAATCAGTGAAAATTTTTGATTTATTTCCACAACATTAAACCTGAATAAAAATTATTTTTTGACAAATATGAATTTACACCATGTTGTTCATTTAGGATATGGCACTTAAATTTAAAAAGTTATTTTGTGGACCATTCAATTGTCAAATTATGAGTTTAATATATTAAAAATATCAAATATCCTTTGTTTGTTAATCAATCAGATGATTCTAAGAAAATGGAACAACTTGATATAGAAGTAACCATACATGAAAATAAAATTGAAAAAAAATTATCCAGGATATAAAAGTATGTCTTGTAAACACCGCAAAAATTGTTGTCCAGCACATGATAATGAAGATGGTACCCAATAAATTTAATAATTGGGATGGCGACCAACAGGTGTTTTAAATATTCAAAGGGAAAATTTGATTTTAAGGTTAATTTTCATGACAAATTATTCTAATGAGTATCAAAACCTCAAAAGGTGTTAGAAGTTTTGGTATTGAAAATGTGGTTAAACATGTGGTAAATATCATGAAATATTATGATTATTGTCCTTTGGTATCTGTGGGAAGTGGAAATGGTTATTTAGAAAAAGCCATAGAAGATGTTCTCCCAAAAAAAAAAATAATTTGTATAGATCCCAACCCATTGTCATTTTATAAACATAGCGAGATTTATAAAAAACCCGAATTTTCATATGTTAAAGATTTAATAAAAAAAATGCCAAGTATTGTTGGTGAATGTGTTTTATTGCTTAATTGGTGTAATCCAAACAATAGTATTTATGACTATGAAGCAATTCTCAATTTACAACCAAAAGGTTTTGTTTCTATTGTTGAAGTTTTCATAAATGATAATGGAGCAGCTGGAGGAAAAAAGTTTTTTGATATTTTAAAATATGTTTCACCTGGTGATTTTAATCCCAAACATAAATTAACGCATGAAATTATAGATATTGTAAAAAAATATAAATGTCTCCATAAAACAGAGCTTGAAGAAAAACAAGATTTTGAGGAACCGAGCTTTGATCAAAATGACATACGGATTTATTGTGTTGGATGTCCCATTAAAGGTAAGGAAATTTCTTTGCCCAATAAATTACCATGTCTCATTAAAAATGACGGTTATTGTTGCATAATGTGAAATTGGGTTGAAGTCATATGGTAAAATCAAAATCAATCTGGGGAATTACACAAGACACAAATTTTAAAAAAAATATAAAATATTTTTCAACATTTATTTTTTTGTCTTGTTCCAATTCTATTCTTATTAATTTCTTCATAACTTCTGAATGTCTACAAGGATGAACACTCACATAAATCATATTAAAAAAAGGATGTTGTTTCATTGTTACAGTTGTGTTGTGTTCAATTGATAAATATTCTAATATTTCATTGTCTTTTATTGGAATATTATTATCATAAATATTAAACCATATTCTTGGAGTTCTGTAATAATTATCATACGTTAAAGTAATATCATATTTTTTATGAATTTTTGGTTTTTCCATGATTAAAATAATATTGTCTTCTAGATCAGAGTCCTCCAAATCAGAATCCTCTAAATCAGATAAGTCGAATTTTTCTGCATTTTTTGTTTTTGTGTTTTCCATAATTTTATTGGTTGTTTCTGTTTTTTTGATTTCTTTTATTTTTCTGATTTGTTTTGTTTGTTTTGTTTTTGGAGCTTTATCAAAAAGCATCCAATTATCCAATTCAGATTCCACTAATATTTTTCTTTTTTTAAAATTATTTATAATTCTGATCATTTGTTTATCTTTTGGTAAATAAGACACTTGTTTGTTTTTTGGTACATTGTTCCATTTCCAACTTGGATATTTATTTACCAAATAATTCCCTGCTTTTACAAATTCATTTGGTGTTAACATTCCAGTTCTGGAAAAATCATTTTTTGTCATGATTGGTAATATTTTGTCTGCCAAATTTTTGTAAGTATTGAAGATTGAATTCATAATAATATAAAATAAAAATTTAGATATTCTAATTTTTAAGTGATCCAAAATTCCTTGACTATTGAATCATAAATATTTTTGTTTGGAACAATTCAAACAAATTAATTTTCCATAATCATTATTGGAAACACATTTTTTACAAATCCATTTATTTTCTTTATAACAAGGAGTAATTGGATATACATTGTGATACAACAAGTGTAAACAACATATTTCTCTAATCCCTTTGGAATATTTGATGAATAAATCTTCATCTTTCATAATTTTTCCTTTAAAAATTATTGTGATATTTTGAAAATATTTATATTTTGGGTATAATTCAGATATATTTTTTTTATAATCCAAAACAGTGTTTTTAAGATTAAACTCAAAATTAACCATTAGTGTATTACCTTTGAGTGTTCTTACAATTACCATAGAATTAAATTTTTTTTGTGTTCTTTCATTTTTAATCATTTCATAAAAAAATTTGTTGACTAATGCAATGTCACAAGAATTATGGCTAAAACTCATAATGTTAAATATTGAATGAAAATTCATGGTTATTTGTTTTTAAACAAGTTATCCATAAAAATCAAATTTTATTTCATTTTTCAAAATTAATTTTATGAAAATTCATGAAACATAATTGAATTTTTTGCAAATGATGATTATTTTCCTAATCATACTAAACGATTTATTATTTTTGACTTAACTATTTGTTTTTTATGATTTAAAACCATGGTACAAATGAAATTTTCAATAATGATAATTTTATGATTTAAAATTATATCACACTAATGAAATTATAAATGTCACTTATTTCGGGTTGTGGAGGAGGATATGATATTTTTAGTGGTATTCCATTGTATCTTGAGTTATTAAATAAAAAAAATAAAGTGTTTTTGTTAAATTTATCTTTTACAATTTATAGTGATATTTACAGGTTAAAGAAACTAAGAAAAATTAATGAATATTGTTTTGAGATAGATTATAGTAAAAATCCTGATTTAAAATTTGATTATTTTCCAGAATATTATCTATCAAAAGAATTAAAAATTCCTATTTATCTATTGAAATATGACCATGAAACCAAACTTCAAAATTTAGTGGAAGCTTACAAAACAATTTTGGAAGAAAATTGTATTGAAACAATATATTTGATTGATGCTGGATGTGATGTTCTACTCTCAGGAAACGAAAGTGAATTAGGAACACCTCTAGAAGATATCACACATCTAAAAGTGGTTAGTATGTTTCCAAAAATAAAATTATTTGTTGGTGCGGTTGGAATGAATTGTGATGTGGGAAAAAAACAAGGGTATATTGATTTTGAAGAAAGATTACAATTTTTGGAAAACAACAATATTATTCTATCAAAAAAAATATGGTCTCTTGAAAATGATTCAATAAAAAAATATAAAAAAATAGTTTATAGATGTAACCCAACAAATTCTATTGTTCAAACAATGATTTGCTCAGCATTAGACAATCATAAAGGTGGATATGTAGATCCATGTTTATATAAAAGAATTAAAAAAAGCAAAATTGAGTTGGGACCTATCACAAAAACTTTTGTATTGTTAGATGGTAAAAAATTAATAAAAACAATACATTATTTTGATAATATCAAAGAAAATATGAATATTCAAGATATTGATTATATTATTGGAGATCATATCGAAAGTATTGAAAATATTTAGAGTTATTTTGTAACGTTGTGACAAACCAGAAAACATGTTGTTTTGGTACACCAAAATCAAATTTCACCTGGGAGCGATTCGGGTAACAAAACAAATTATGAAGCTTTAACATGGCAGTTACACGACCGTTTCTGGTGTGTTCTCGAGACCAAGTCCGTTACTCAATTGACCTTTCTCAACAATTGTTACACTGCTGGGGGTCGGGGAAAGGAATGTTGGCTAGTTGAGTAACAGCCTTAATCAATGACCCGTCAAAATGACTGGCAAAAGCAGAACCATAAAACCGTTACACATGCTGAAACAAATATATACAAATCGCGTTTGTTATCCAAATCGCTCCCTAACAATTCCACCTGACAATTTCACCCAAACACAACAATTCCACCTGACAATTCTGCCTAACCAAATTATTGTAGAAATAAAATTTGATGTTATTAAACTGACTCATTCTCTCTCTCAACTTGTTTGTTCCAATGTTCAAAAAAATGATTGGTGCTTCGACTAAACCTATCAGATATTTCATATTAACAATTTTTTCTATATCTACTCTAAATTGGATAGGAATTCAATTTTTAGCCAATTATTGTACGAGTTTTAGTTTATTTGGTCCTATTAAAAACATATTCAGTATGAGTTCTCCACTTTGTATGTATGTAAATCATACACAATTATTTTTGGCGGATTATTACATAATTATTTGGAAATCTGTTACTTTTGCTACTATTGCTTGGATTTCATCTCGTTTTAGCAAATCAAATAATAAAATTCCAAAATAATTATGATAAGTCAATTCATAAATTATTTGTGTTAAAAATTATTTAGCTTGGATAAAAAATTATTATTTTTTGAATCAAGAATATCTTTGATTGCTAATATTTCAAATAGATTTTTTAATCTTTTTTCCAAAATTTTATGGTTATTTTCAAGTTTATCTAAATAAATCGAATAATCTGCTTTTCTAAATCTTTTGAACCATTTTTTTTTATGATTATTCAATGAATAAGTAATTTTGGAAAGATTGTCTGTTATTTCACATAGAATTTGATGAAGATGATTTAGTACAACACATACAGTTTTATTAATTTTATTAATATTGATGTTTTCAATCAAAGTTTCAACTGTTTTTATTGAAGCTTTAGTGTCCAATTTCATAAGAACTTTATTTATTTCTGGATGGTCCACAAAAGAATAAATCAATGTACATGCTGAATTAGCAGTTTCTCTGATTGCTGATGTCACTATCTCTTTTCCAATTAAAGTGGATACTGTGTATGCCAATATTGTTACCATGTTATATATATCTTATTTTTAATTCCCACAAAATTTTTAAATCTTTGAAATTTTTAGAAATCCAGTTACAGTTCTAAAACATAATTTAATGGCCTGTATCATTTAATGGACTGAATTATTAAAATATATTTTTGTTTTGATTTATAACCATATAAGAAACCTAAATAAATATATTTTTCAACAAATATTAATTTAAACCATTATATGAACATACTAAAGTCCATTAAATGATAGGTTTTTATTCATATTTGTTAAAAACTAATTAGGATTTATGTTATGAACAACCACAAATCACAACGCAAATATATTCGAATCATTTGATGAATGGTAAAAGGAAACCCCTAACAATGTACTCTGTTTGAATCAAAATCATAAAAATGTTTTTGTAAATTTGAGATTTGTTCCTTATTTTTTCAACAGATAAAAATGAAAATTAAATTTTCAAATATTGATATTAGAGCTATCGTGATTGATTTTAACAAAAAAATATTGGATATGAGATTAACCAATATTTTTGAAATTAATCCCAAAAATTTCATTTTAAAATTTTCAAATAAAAAATCTAAAATATTCATTAAATTAGTTTCTGGGTTTAGATGTCACTCGATAGATAAAAAACCATCTAATTGTCAAAAAGCTCCTGGAAGTTTTTGTTCCAAACTCAGAAAACATTTAAAAAATAAAAGATTGACACAAATTCAACAAATAGGTTTGGACAGAATAATTGATTTTACATTTGGCGAAAGAGATCATACATTTCATTTGATTTTAGAAATAGTATCAAAAGGAAATATTGTACTGACCAATAAAAATTACAAAATTTTACACCTACAAAGAAGATTTCAAAACATTAAGACTAATTTGGTTTATCCCATAAAAAATGATATTTTTTCTGTTGAAGAATTTAAAGAGTGGCATGGAAAATTAAAAGAATTATTGGTACATTCATCTAAAATAACCTATAAAACACTTTTTAAAAATAAAACTCCAATAGATAATTTGGGTCCAATTCTGATCAATCACTATTTAAATAAAATTAAAATTAATATTAATGATGAAATTACATTAAAAAATCTTAAAATTTTTGGAAAATTTTGTTTATTTTTGAAAGAAATAGAAATAGATTTGATAACATCACATGGTTATTTGATATTAGATTCTACTGGAAAATCAGTTGATTTTACACCAAAAATTTATAACAAATATAAAATCAAAAAATATGAAAAATATGAGTTTCGTTATTTTGATTCATTTGATGAAATGATAAAATTATATTTCAAAAATCTCAATATTAATATTGAAAAAACAACAAAAAAAACAAAATCTAAAATATCAAAAGTAGAAAGAGTAAAAAAAGACATAGAAACTAGGTGTAATAATTTTGAAAAAAAAATCAACAAAAATATTTCAAAAGGTGAATTTGTAATAGAAAATAATGTTTTGATTCAGGAAATCATCGATTATATCAAAAATTCAATTAAAGAAAAAAATAAAATACATAAAAATCATTTAGATACTATTAAAGATTTTTATTATTCTAAAGGAATAGAAACAATAAAAACTCTTCAAATTAATCAAAAAAAACACAAAATCATTATTAATAATATTGAAATAGATTATTACAAATCTGCCTATAAAAATTCTGAAGACTATTATTCAAATAAAAAAAAATTAGTGGTTAAGTTAAAAAAAACACGAGTTGAGGGTTCAAAAGCTATAAAAAAAGTTGCTAAAATTAACAAACAAAATCAAACACATAAAATAATTGAGAAATTTACTATAATAAAAAAACATTATTGGTTTCAAAAATATAACTGGTTTATTCAAGATTACTATTTAATAATTTGTGGTAAAAATGCACAACAAAATGAAGAAATTGTTAAAAAACATATGAATAATTATGATATTTATATCCATGGTGATTTTCATGGATCATCATCTTGCATAGTCAAAAACATGAAAAATAATGATGATATACCTATTAGTGTTTTAATTAATACAGGATATTTTTTGGTATGTATGAGCAAATGTTGGAAAAGTAAAATGTCTGAAAGAACATATTTTGTTAAACCAGAACAAGTTTCTAAATCTGCTCCATCAGGTGAGTATTTATCTGTAGGAAGTTTCATGGTAAAAGGAAAAAAAAATTATTTACCAAAAGCAAAACTTGAGTTAGGAATTGGATTAATGTTCATAAAAAAATCAGAAAAATTATATGATGTTTTTATTAAAAATCCAAATAACACAGAAACAAATAATATTGATAATACTATCAAAAATAAAACAGAATCGAAAAATAATTTGATTTGTTGTCTTCCAATGATAGCTCCTTATAAATTATTACGGAATTTTAAATATTATGTTAAATTAAAACCTGGTAATCAAAAAAATAGAAAAATTTCTAAAAATATGATGGAATATTTTCTCAAAATAAAAGGAGCAACTAATTTAGAAAAATTTCTCATTAAAAATATTGAACATGATGTTTTTCAAAATATTATTAGGAGCAATGTTTGTCTTGTGAAAAAATGATATTTAGAAATTTTTCTAAACATTTGAAAATTTTTAAACATTTGAAACATTTTCGAACATTTGAACATTCAAAATAGTTTCACATGAAAAGCTCACTGGATATTGTATTTGGGTGTTCAGCCTTTGGTAAATGTTTTTGAGTACAAAGTTTAATTTTTATCATTATTCTTATTTTTAAATCTGAAAAATAACAATGTTCCTGTTATGGTCATCAATGTTGATACTGCTATTGAAGTACCCACTGCTATATATTTTTTGGTTATTTTAGATTTAAATAATTTACCAAGTTGTTCAGGTGATTCACCAAATGATTTCGTTTTATTAATTACATAGTTTGTTTCAAGTTCTATAATTTCTTGATCTATATTTAATTTCATTGCTAAATTTTTTACATCATAAAAATCCGTTTTCCATATGTCGTTGAGAAGAAAAATCAAAATTTCGGAAGATTGTTTGTTTTCTAATATTTTATCTTTATTTAACATTAGCAAAGAAATTAAAAATTTTACTAAAATATCCCAACCATTTTTATAAAATAAATCAAAAAATATATTATAACCATCAATACCTATTAATCTAATATTTGTGAGAAATAATGTTAACACACAAGATGATAACCAATGAATTCCTTTAATATCATATTTAATAAAATGTTTATGAATTTCAGGAATATATTTGATACATAGTTTATCAATTTGATAAATTGTCAAATATAATTTAGGAAAATCTTTGGAAAATAAACCACTAATTCCATATTTATGGTTGTTTAATAATTTGTCAAATGTAACAAAACTTCTGGCCAAATTTTTAGTTGAATATTTATTTTTAATTAATAAAAATGCCGCTATAAAATTCATTCCTTGAACATATCCTAATTCTTTGTTAGAATTTGCTATCAAATTTAGTAATTTTCTTAAATTTCCAAGATTAATATCATTTTTGAAATAATCGAGATGCAAAAAAGTTCTTCTGATATCTTTCTCAATTTGATTTTCTATTTCTTGTGAAGAATTATTTTCATGTTCCTTTTTCATTGTCAAATAACAGTCATTTTTCAAATAAATATTTATCAAATTTATTTTAATCGGTCCAATTATTTTTTGTTGAAATATTTTGGAAAGATTGTACAATTCCAAATCCTAAACATGTTGATTTTCCAGCCAATAACATACAATTAATATATGATAATGATTCATATGTCCCAAGAATTGGTATAATAAAATTATCACTAAAAGATAAATCTGTTCCCACAAAAGCACCTGTAGCTCCACCAATAGACAAAGATAATTGTAAATCTTTAATCAGATTATTTGGATTATTATCATCAATATATGTGAACATTTTTTCACACGACTGTTCATTTTTAGTTTGTTTGGATATTTTGTTGTACAATTTTCTGAATACTCTTAAACCAACGAAAAATGAACTACCACAAATTAATGTTGTTGTTAACATTGAATTCATAAAATTCATATTGTTATAATGACAATAATTTACTATTGGTTGCCATACCATCCCAGAACAAAAAGCAGCAGATCCCAATAACATGGCATTTTGTGATTCTTTTTTAAGATTTGTATCTGGCAAATATGTTTTTTTAGCAATGGAACAAAACAACATGTGTCCTCCAAAAACACCTAAACCATCTCCTAACCCAGTCATCAAAGCAAAATCAATATTATTTTCATGAAAACCCATTTTATCTGCTAAAATACTTGCACCTTGCCAACAAAATCCAGCTGGAAAAATTTTGGATATTAAAACTTCTGATGTGTTTTTAAATCTTTTAACCAAAAACATTTTATTTAATCATAAAAATAAAATTTAAGTTCAAATTTAATTTTTATGAACTTCTTGGTACTGGTTTTTGATTAACCAAACTTATTTTTTTATAATTTGGTTATAATATCATCAATCTGTTTATGGAAATATCAGTTTCGAAAAATCGGTTCATGAAAAACAATATGTCTATTGGTAATAATACAAATTATTTTTATTGTTTCAAATAATGGTTATAAATCATGTTGTATTGACAATAACAAATTTGATTTTTTGTGTGGTTTTGCGTGATATTTCGCAAGCCAATTTAATATTTTATTCGATATTTTATTAACTTTTAGTGTGTTCCATCAAGAACAATACTCAAATTTAATCATGAACCTGGAAACATATCACTCATTTCGGTTACTTTTGATATATCCCATTTAGAAATATTTCTATTGAATATTGATGAACAAAATATCTCACATGTGTTAGTCACTTTTGAAGTGTTCCATTTAGAAATATCTTGATTGAAATAATTTGAAAACCAAACATCCATTTCCTGTTGGTTACTTTTGATGTGTCCTGTTTGGAAATATCTTTATTGTTCAATAAAACATTCCACTTATGTCGATAACATTTGAAGTTTTCCATAGAATTTTGAAATTTTTAACAATAATCAAAACCATCTAATAAAATGTTTGAAGATAATTAGTGGTTGTAATGCAAAACCAACATTAAAGTAATAGATGGTTTAAGTTATTTATTAAAAATCATGTTTTTTTAACATGAAATTTACTGATCTTTTTCAAGTCATCAAGCCAAAAAGAAAAATATTTTGAAGATAATAAGTAGTTTTAATATAAAATTTACATTTTAATCAATGAATGGTTTGGTGTTTTATTCATTTTGTTCTTTGCTGTTTAACTTTGTTTTTTTATCCTTTAATGGACTGAATTATTAAAATGTATTTTGTTTTGATTTATGACCATACAAAAATCCTAAATAAATATATTTTTCGACAAATATTAATTGAAACCATGGTGCAAATATGCACTATAGTCCATTAAAAGATATGGTGTTTGATTTGTAACCATGACACAAAACCTTAATAAATATTTGTTTTAACAAATATTAACCAAGTAATTCCACTGAAAGATTTACATATAACATTTTTTGAATAATTTTGGTAAAAAAATAAACACATTTTACAAAAATATTTTAATGTTGGTTAAAACACAACAAATAATTTTTTTTGTGATAGTATCAGTTATTCTATGTAAGTAAATTTAGGTAACAATGAACCAACCTTGGTATATTCTAACGCATCCAATGGAGTTCCTTTTGATATTAGAGGAGCAGGTTTATTTTTTTTACAATGACCAATACAAACTGGTGGTCTTTTTTGTGGAATTCTCCAATTTGCTGGATTTATGTAACTATAACCAAAAGCAGATATTGGTTTTTTAAGTTTTTTTGGTTTTTTGTTTAAATTATTTTTATTAAGATCATTATTAATCTTAATATTTGTAGAAGTCAAATTAAATGTGGTATTTTTTGGCGTGTTTTTTAACATGTTTTTTGACATATTTGGTACATTGTTGAATGTACTTTCGGAAATTTTTGTTGTATTATTTTGGACATTATACAATTTGATCAAATCATTACAATTTGGTGAATCACGAATAAAATCTAAAATATAAATCAATTTAGTTCTGTCTAAATTATTAATAATAGTTCCAAGAACACTATCACTTATCCCTTTTTCTATTATTCTTTCATTTTGAAGATAATTTTTCAAATGTTTATCAATTGCTATTTTAAATAAATTTTCATCACAATCTTTAAATTTAGATGTTTCTTTGCTAAAATCATAATATTTAACAGCTATTTCTTTGATTATTTTATTTGTGTTACTTAATTCAGGACATTTCAAATCTATGCTGTTTCCATTATCACCTTCAAAACACAATAATGTTTTTTGACATTTGTTATTTTTGTTACAAAATTGGTTTTTTTGACATGAATTGTGTTCCGAACAAATGCCTTTTAATTCATTTTCTTGTGTGTTTTCTGTGGTTTTTGTGATATTAATTTTGTATTGATTTTCTTCTGAAGGAATTTCTAATTCGATATCTTCTAAAAATGATAATTTAAATTTTTCTCCTATTTTAGTTGAAGAATTATATGATTTTTTATGTCCCATTTTAATGTTTCCACTCTGGAACATTCTAATGAATTTTTCATGAAATAAATTCCACAAACTAAATTTTTCATTCAAATCTCCAACAACTTTAAATTTAGATTTGTTCCAACTTTTTGGTAAATCACCATTAATTCTAATAGATGACAATGAAAGATTTCCTTTTTTGTTTGTTCTAAGAAATTTTTTGGACTCGATATTCCACAATCCAACCAAATTTTTACCAATATTTATTATTTTAAATTTTGCTTTGTTCCATTTGGAGGGTAAAATACCATTATCTTTTTTTCCTGTTGATTTGATTTTACTATTATGATTTACTTTTATAAATCTTTTGTAAAATGGATTCCATAATGCTACTTGTTTTCCAAAAATGGAAGAAATGGAAGAATTTGAACCATTGGAAAAACCTTCCAAATTACGATGGGACATGCTCCCATCCGTTCCACCCCAATTTTTATCATAAGCATTGGTTGATAATTCAAAATGTTTATTTTTAATGGTGTTCAATGGTTCACATATTTTTCCTTTTGTTAAAAAATTAGAGGAATAAAACTTATAATATTTTATATAATCTTCCATTTTATCAAATTCTTTGATTATTTCTCTATTTTTTAAAAGAAATAATTTATTATTTTTTTCAACCAACTTGTCTGGACAACCAAATTTATATTCATAATTGCTAAATTGTTCTTTTTTGTAATTTATGAATAGCAATAATAATATACAAATACTAAAAAAAATTATATAGCTCATTTATAAGTATAAAAGATATTGTTTTGAAACATCAAAAGAAATCCGTATCAAATATTAACAATGTGTGTGTGATCTATTTAATTTTTATTCATTTAGTTTTAATAAAGGAAAAAACCAGTCATAAGTTCATCAATAACTTATTGAGTTTTGAAAAAAATATTTATTCTTAATTGGAACATAATGTAAATTTACACCACAGTTTTAATTCATGTTTGTTGAAACATTTAGGTTTCATGATCATAAAAACAAAATACCATTAATCAATTATTTGTTCCACAGTTATTGTTTACTAACACCTTTAATGACCAATATAATCGGAATCTTAAAAATCAAATGTGAGTGAGTTTAACAAACATGAAATGACAAGTTACAAAATGATAATTAATAAATTTTGATAAATACAAGAACAAATAAAAAAAACAAAATGAAAAATAAATTAGGTCAATTCTACACAACAAATCATAAACAAATTTTGAATGGTATGAAAATACCTGATACTATCAATGAAAAAAAAATCAAAAATATCATTGAACCATTTGTAGGAAAAGGACATTTATTAGAATTTATCACTAACAAAGAAAAATATAAGATTGAATGTTATGATATAGTTAACCCTAAAATCCAAGAACATAAAATTAATTTAAATAATTCTTATGTTCTTCCCTTAAAAAAATATCTCAATAAATCAGTGGTGAGCTTCAAAAAACAAGATGTGTTAAAACATCAACTTGACTATTCTGACAAATTTGTCATTACAAATCCTCCGTACCTCGCCAGAAACAAGAATAAAGACAAAAGTTTATATGATAAATATTCAACAAATGATTTATATAAATGTTTTATCATCAATTTAATAAAAGGTAAAGGAACACCTCCTTTAGGTGGGATAATAATCATACCATTAAACTTTTGGTCTTCAATGCGAATTAAAGACAAATATTTAAGAAAACAATTTTTAGATATTTTTAAAATTGAAAAACTAAATATTTTTGAAAAAAGTGTTTTTGATGATACTAATTATACAATATGTTCTTTTCAATTTAAACTTAAATCTAAAAATGAAAATAATTCGTGTATTAATATAAGAATATTTAATGATGAAAAAGAAATTCAAACTATTAATACAAAATTAAATAAAAATAATTATATAATAGGAGGTGAAATTTACAAATTAGAACAGAACAAAAATAAAAAATATAATATAAGCAGACTAACAACAAAAAATAAAGTGCTATGTGGTGGAAATGAGTTTAATCCTTATATTACAAATATTTTGGTTAAATGTATTGATGATAATTCGCGAAATCAAATACAAATGTCATACACAAAAAATAAAGATAGATATATAGATGAAACACCTAAACTATCAGCAAGATCATATGCCACTTTAGTAATAAAACCAAGTTTAAATAAAAAACAACAAGAAAATTTAATAAATAAATTTAATCAATTTATCAAAAAAAAAAGGCAACAGTACAATTCTCTTTTTCTAACAAATTATAGAGAAAACGCAAGAAAAAGAATATCTTTTAAGTTGGTTTATAAAATCATCAATTATCTGTTGAACGAATAGATTTTTCATTATTATGAAAATGGATTTTTAAAATTTTGTGATTTTTTTGAAATTTTTTTCTATTCTTATTTTTTAAATTTGAGAACCAATTATTAAATTTATATATATTTTTAACAAAACAATTTTTTTTTTTGGTTTTACAAGATGTATTTCCATCCAAAATATTTTATTTTCTTTTATACCAATGAAGATTAAAATAAACGCTGAATCACTCAAAAAAATCAACAAAGTTTGCCTGTTTTAGCGAAACAAATAAAACATGTAAATTTTGAAGTTGAGCAGACAATTGTTCAACCAAAGTTTCAAACATGTGAACCAAGTTGTATGTTTGAGAATACGATATTTCAAGAATATCTTAACAATTAAGTTGGAAAAAAATATTATCTTAATTTTAACCTCGTCAGGAATTGTTATGAAAAATACAAGAATTTGATTTTGTTCAGATATAAAAATTAAAATAAATGGGTTCTGGAACAAGTTCAGTTATTAACAGAGACAAACAATACAGGTTGGTTTCTTGTATAGAACAAAAAAATGAAAAATTATTCAAAGACATTGTGAATCATGAAGGTATCAAGGTAAATTTTATTGTTTATCCATATGGTCAAGCACTGACACCCATTCATTATGCCGCAATTTATGATTGTCCTGAAATAATAAAATTTCTGTTTAGGAGGGTAAATTTAAATGTTTGTGATAATTATGGTTGGACACCATTACATCATTGTGCTTTTAGAAATAATTTGAGATCTTATGAAACATTGGTAAGGTTAGGAGCCAAACAATTTCTCAAAACAAAAGAAAATTATCCTGGAAAATACCATACAAAAAATAAAACTGCTCTGGAATTATCAAATTTACAGAGGAATTACAATGTTATGAACACATCACATTTAATAAATGTTCCAATCCATGTTACTAAAAATTCACTATCTTATTCTCAAATTCCAGAAGCCAAATTAGTCCCAAGTTAGTAATCACATGTACATCATTTTAAGTGATTGTGGAATATCATCTTTCTTTTTTATTAATTCATTGATAATTTCTCTTGTGAGTTTTAAAGGGAATGATATTTTAGAATTTATTTTAATTAATTTTTTGGATTTGGCACAAGTTTGTTTTTTTATTTCAATTGTTAAAGTTCCCATCAAATCTTTCATCATAGCTTTTTTGGTTCTCAAATTAATTGTTTCATCTTTTAGTTTTTTCTCCATCTCATCAATTTTTTCTTCAAATATTTTAGTTTCAGTAATTTTGCAAATATTAAGTTTAGAAATTATGTCATCTAACATTTCTTTTAGTTTTCTAACCCCTTTTTCTTTTGTGAAATTGTTTATGATAAAAGTAATAATTTCATCATCAAAATGAACATCATCTGATTTAAAATTATATTCTTTTAACACATCTGGTAATAGATAATTCTTGAATATATTTATTTTATCTTTTGTTTTGAAACCTTTCATTCGAAGAACATTGATTCTGTCTTTCAAAACACAATTTATTTTAGTTTCATCATTAAAAGAGAAAATAAATAATGCTTTTGAAATATCAAAATCTAAACCAGAAAAATATTTGTCTTTAAATTTATAATTATAGGTTGGGTCAGTAATATGACACAATAAATCTGATATTTCTTTTCCATTTTTAGTTTCACTGAGTTTATCTAATTCATCAAAGAACATGATTGGATTCATACAACCAGAAGTTTGTAAAATTTCTACTATTATTCCTTGTTTAGAACCTTCATATGTATAACTATGACCATTGAGAAAAGAACTATTTGACGCACCACCCAATCCAACAAAAGAAACTGGTTTTCCTATTGCTTTAGATATTCCTTTTTTTACCAGAGTAGTTTTTCCATTTCCCATTGGTCCACACAATGCTATGACATTTCCATTAGATTTTGGATTACTAATCCATTTTGAAATGATTTGTAATATTTTTATTTTGACTTCATGATGACCATACACACTTTGGTCCAATTGAGAATAAACTTTTTTCAAATAATTATCAATGTTTTCGGGACTTTCTTTAAGAGATATTTTTGGTTTTATATATTTTCCAAATGGAATTTTTTGAACTTCTTTGATCCAACAATTTAATTTATGATATTCATTTTGATTTTCATCCAATGAATAGAAAATATCTAAATTTTTTAAAATGGACAATTTATTTTTAATGGATAAATTAGATTGTAACAGCTTAAATCTAAATGGAACATCTTCTTTATCAATATCACGAATTTGTTTTTCAATCAAGTTATATTTCATTCTTGATTTTTCATCCAATATTTTTAGATATTGTTCTTCTTCATAGGAATACCACAATCCTTCTTCTGAATCCTCTGGATCATTTTTTTCAAAATCATCAGTATCTTCTGACGAACCATCATATTTTGGAAAAATTTCTAATTTTAATTTGGTATCTTTAGATTTAGATATCACTTCAAAATCTAATTTTCCATTTTTTGAAAAATGATTCATCATATCATAAGTAGCATCAGAACTTTGAAGATGTAAAATACCTTTTTCACATTTATTAAGTTTTATCCCCATCCTGATATTTTCATTATGACTTTTAGTCTTTTGGATTTTTTGTGTTTTTGGACTTTTTGTTATGGGATTTTTTGTTATGGAACTTTTAGTTTTTGAACTTTCATGTTCAAAAATGTGTTTATTCAATCCAGAAACCAAATATTTGTCAGATAGACGTAATTTGTTTTTCTGAAAACGAGTTAGATATTTGATTTTTTCCATCCTGATATTTTCATTATGACTTTTAGTCTTTTGGATTTTTTGTGTTTTTGGACTTTTTGTTATGGGATTTTTTGTTATGGGACTTTTAGTTTTTGAACTTTCATGTTCAAAAATGTGTTTATTCAATCCAGAAACCAAACATTTGTCAGATAGACGTAATTTGTTTTTCTGAAAACGAGTTAGATATTTGATTTTTTCCATCTTGATATTTGGGAACAACCCAAGGAAAAAAAATTTCAAATTTTTGTTCAGAAAAATCAGATATAAAAATGATTTTTTTATTGGTAAAATAGCATGGCTGTTGCGAACTTTTTTATATTTTCAGATTTATTATTGATTTGTTAATTTTGTCATAAAACAAAAAATATCAGTTAACAAGACAATCAGTGAACAAAGCAAAATCATTAATGAACAAAAATAGAATTATCAACAAAACAAAAAAATCATCAGTGAACAAAATAAACACATATACCAATTTGCCCATTTTAGAGAATATTTTGTAACAGGTTGTTTATTAAAAATACCAAAACCCAGAAGGTCCGAGAAGATTTGTAAAACTTGGGATGCCTGGAAAATTTGGAAGGTTTGGGAAGCCTGGAAGACCAAAAATCCGAGAAAACCAAAAAAAACGGAAAATACCCAAGATACCTGGAAGTTCAAAAAACCAAAAAACATATAAAAACCAAAAAACATATAAAAACCAAAAAAACCCAAGATACATGGGAGTTCAAAAAAAACAAGGAATACCAAAAAAACAGAACAAGGGATACACATAAAATTAAAAAGTGGATATTTTCAAATGGAATTAAATAATGAACCATTAAAAATGAACCATTAAATTAGGATTATCAATTTAACAGACATCCTTTTGATGCTGGACCAACTAATTTTCTATATATTTTTAAATAACCATTAACTTTTGGATGGGTGACCTTAGATTCAAAATTTCTTTTGTGGATATTTTTAACCAAATGTTCTATTTTTCCTTTTTCCATATCAATATATACAATATCACCATTTTTGAGCAATCCAATATCACCACCACTGAATGCTTCTGGACAGATATGTCCAATGATAAGTCCATGAGAACCACCCGAAAATCTGCCATCCGTCAATAAAGCAACTTTTCCATCTAAACCATATCCTGCTAAAGCAGCAGTTGGATTAAGCATTTCTGGCATTCCAGGAGCACCTTTTGGTCCTTGGCCTCTCAAAACAACTATGTCCCCAGCCTTGATTTTCCCCATTTCTAAACTTTCAATGAAAGAGTTCTCATCCTCAAATACTTTAGAAAAACCCATCATTTTTTTTGTATGATTAGATTTCAATTTAACAACAGCACCAAAAGGAGCTAAATTACCATACAAAATTTTTATATGACTTGATTTAATCAATGGTTTTTCAACAGGTCTAAATATTTTTCCACAAGTAATTGGTCTAACATTTTCTAGATTTTCTTCTAGTGTTTTACCAGTTACTGTCAAACAATCTCCATACAACAAACCTTTTTCTAAAAGATATTTTTGAATAGAAGGAATCCCGCCAACTTCAGTTAAATCTTTCATTAAAAAGTCACCTAAAGGTTTTAAATTAGCTAATACAGGTGTTTTATCTCCTATCATATTAAATTCTTCTAAATTAAAAGATATTCCTAATTCATTGGCAATAGCTAATACATGAATTACCATATTTGTACTGCCACCCAATACAATTCCCATAGTTATTCCATTTTCAAGAGATTTATAATTAATAATATCTTTGGGAGTAATGTTATTTTGTAAAAGAAGTTTCACAGCATCATAAGTATTGTTCAATTCATTTTGTTTATTGTTAGAATTTGCCATAAAACTTGCCCCGCCAGGAAGCATCATTCCCATTGTTTCGATTACGGATGCCATAGTATTTGCTGTGTACATACCACCACAAGAACCAGATGAAGGACAACTATTTTTAATGATAGAACATCTTTCATCATCAGTAATTTCTCTTTTGATGAATTGTCCATAAGACTGAAAAGCAGAAACAACATCTAAATTTTTGCATCCTAATTTACCTGGTTTAATAGAACCACCATAAATCATTAATGATGGTCTATTAACTCTGATCATTCCCATTAAAGCTCCTGGCAAATTTTTATCACAACCAGGAATAGTTATTAGACCATCATAATGTTGTCCATTCATAACTGTTTCAATGATATTTGCGGCATTATCTCTAGATGGCAAAGAATAACGCATTCCTTGAGTTCCCATTGATATTCCATCACTTATTCCAGCAATGTTAAATTGGATTCCAATAATATCTTTGGATAAATTCAAAGTTTTTTCAACAGATTTAGCATAATTGTCAAGATGATTGTTACAAGGATTTCCTCCATAACCAAAACTTCCTATTCCTATCTGTGCTTTTGACATGTCTTTTTCTGATTTAAATTGTGGAAGAGCATATAACATAGCTTGTGCAGCACCATGTTTTTTTGATTGAGTGATGAGTCTGGATATTCTGTTCATTTGTACCATTCAAAAAATCAAAAAATTTAATTCAAATTTATTTTGAGAATGATTGGGATTTTTCACCCTTGGAAATTTAAAATGATATATGAGTTATATCATGATATATGACCAAACATAAAACAAAGGACTATCTTTTAATGAACTGAATTATTAAAATATATTTTTGATTTATGACCATATAAGAAGTCCAAATAAATATATTTTTCGACAAATATTAATTGAAACCATTATATGAACATACTAAAATCCATCAAATGAAAAAATTAGTATGGATAAGAATGCTTTTGAATTTATAGCCAAACATTGGACTGAAAAAATGTACAAAGAAGAAAAAAAAGATATGAAAAAATCTATTCTCATACTTAAATATCAAATGATACATATATATCTATGATATATGTGTTATATTCAATTTTTGTTACAAACTGTTATGGTAATCACATATTACAACCAACAGGTAAAATGAATTTCAGTAGGTTAAACATGTCAGAATATAACAAAAATCCCAATGAATATTTTATACAAACATTTCAACCAATGGGTGTTTTTGATAATTCATTATATAAATTTCATAAAGATTTAAAAAATTACCAACCATCTGGAAGTAGTTATGAAAATTCATTAAATGATTCACCAATAATGTTTTATAAGGAAAAATACGGGAGATATACTGATTTTACATTAAAAAAATTGGATAATAAAAAATCTGACTTTGGTAAAATATTTTCATTTTCACCATTAAATGATTATTGTAATAGTGATTTTGAAAAAGAAAATGCTAAATTATGTATCAAACATTATCCCAATGATTGGAATTGTGTTTATGAAAATTGTATAAGTCTATCAAGAACAACACCTTATCACATCAATATTATTTTAATGCCGATATAACAAAATAACCAGGCAATATTTTTGTTTTTTTGAAAAGTTTTACTTAAATATGGTTTTGTTCCATTTTTAATTTCCAAGGGTGTAAACAAGTAACTAAAATTTGGAAAAATACTTAAAAATAAACCAACATAAATGTATTGATGGTAAATTTTATATATAAAATATTAATAATGGTACAATTTATATGTTTGATTATATAATTGATCCGAATAGTAAAAATTATATATCTGTTTATTCTGAAAAAGGACTAAAATTAATTCATGATTATATCAAATCATACAAAAATGGTGGAAATGATTGGGGTTATGGAACTCAAAATATGGATGACACAGAAGAAATTGTCAAATGTACTGGTAGATGTCGTAAACCATGGATAGGTTCATCATTTTATTGTCCTACACAAGGAGAATGGAGTTCTAGAGAAATATCTTCAGCAAATTGTGATAGTTGTAGTGATAGTGGAAAATGTGTAATAGATGAAAAATATATTCATGAAATTAAAAGAAAAAAAAAATTGGAAGATATCAAATTAACAGGATTGGACGATGAGAGGGATTATCAAGAATTGGCCAGAGTTGGAACAGAAGAAATGGAAGCTGAAGCTGAAATAGAAGATTATGAGGATTATCGTTTTGACAGTAGTGAACCAATCAGAACGAGAGAAATTTCCAATGATAAAATTTATATTCTTCCTTGTACTAATGAAAAAAAAACATTTCATGCTACTAAATGGATGGGATTATCGTCTTCCTATTTAACACCTGAAAATTACAGTGGAAGACCCAAAATTATTAGTGGACCTGAAGAAGAAAAACTTTATTTGACTAAAAATGGTAATTGGACTCAAAGTAATTGTAGTGATAAAAAAATATTGGGGATTGATGAAGATGAAAGAAAATTATGTACATTCAATGATACATTGGATTATTCTGGAATGAGTGGTATTAAATCTTGTGATAGAATATCCATATCTGAATATTGGATGTTTTTTAGAGAAAGAATCAGTCAAGTATTAAATTTGTCCAAGCATCCAGAACGTTCGGTTGGTAACACAGATTTTAATTGTTTTATTGTGGGTCACCATAACAGAATGAAATATCAATTTCTTCCTCTTAAAAATCCTGGAAGAAATGCTTATGCTAATTGTTTTTGTCTTAAATTATCAAATGAAACTGGAAGATGGAAATCAAATGTGGTTCATTCAGGATTTCCAGATAAATTGGGACATTACAACTATATTCAAAATGACATTGATTTTGAAAAATTTAAAGATGAAGATAAATGGATGATTATAATTGCCCAATTAGATTTATTAATACCAAGAGATTCTCCATATATTATCAATTTTTATTTTGTAAGACATGGGAATTCTTTTCATAATAAACCAGAATCAATTAAAATGATAGATTCTCCACTAACTCCAATTGGTCTTTATCAAGCTTATCTTTTAGGAAAAAAAATTAGAAGAGGTTTTAACCAACATATTCCTTTATTTTTATTTTCATCTTATTTGGTTAGATCTCAACAAACATCAATAGAAATGGCATATTCAACTCTTCAACCAATAACTAATTTCTCTCCTAAATTAGATAATCTTTCTAAATTATATGATTATAGAACTTTTTCTATTTTATCAACCAAACATAGAATAACAGATGAAATGGTGACTAAAGAATCTATCACACATATTCTAAAAGAATTTGGAAAAAGATATATTGATTTTTTATTAGTTTCTTGGAAAGTAGATGATGAAAATAGATCGTTAAAAGAACATTTTTCTAGATTAGAAATATGCGAAAGAGATGATTGTAGTGATTTGATGAGTTGGTATAAAACAAAAGGACTTCTAAGATTTTTGATAAATTTTAGAAAATATCTACAAAAAAATATAGAAAATTATATTGAAACAAGTGATTATCAAATATTCACTTTTTAATTTTAGTTAAAATGCTCAAATAAATAACACTTAATATGTATTGATGACAAATTTATGATTAATTTGATCTAATTATTTTTGGTCAAGTTTTTATCAAAAGATCAGAGACCTCTCAAAGCTAATGTCATGACAGAATCAGCCGCAACCAACGCAATGACTGTTTCTTGTTTCACACCCAAAACTTTGAGAGCGTACACTGCTGTTCCTATTATCCATACTAATTCATTATAAGATTTCTCAGGTTTCATTACCATTCCATTCCAAGCAAAATGAATAACGTACATGGCAACAGATACTAACAAACGTTGGAATAGTGGCATGTTTGGTTCCAAAGTCATCATTACATATTGTTCTGGCAAAGCCATTAATATCATCATAACAACTCTTGGTAGTGACATTAATAATTTTCCTAATCTATCACTAAAACTTTCAACTTTTATATTTCCTAATTTTAATCCTCTTTTTAATAGATATGGAATAACACCAAACAATGCTAAATATAACACATGATTTCCTTCTATTCCATATTTATTTCCTAATCCTTCATTTTTAAAATTATTTTCTAATTCTTCATTTCCAAAATTTTCATTTCCTAAATCTTGTTCCATTTTATATAATTAGCAATAAAAAAAATTTATCAATTTAAAATTATTTATTTTGCTATTTTTAACATAATATTTCTCATAATTTTTAATGATTTTTTATCTATTTCTTTGATCCAATAACAAATTGAATCTTGTAATATGTATATTTCACCATATTTTCTAATTTCTTTACAAAAATTCCAATGTTCACAAATTTCACCTGGTTTTACAAAATACTTGCATTTTTTAAGAATATTATTCTTAACCAACATAACTCCACCAAAGCAAGAATTTACTATCAAACATGATTTTGAAATTCTTATTTTTGGATAATTTCCATAATTAAAAGCTAATGTGTCATAGTAATATCCATTTTTTATATTTATTCCATTTGAACAAACAGCCATACAATTTTTATTTTTGTTTAAAAAATTAATTAATGGTTCCAATGTTTTTTTATAGCCAAAAAATAAATTAGTATCTATTATAAAATTGTAATCTGTACTGTTATTCAACATTCCTATATTTTTGTTTCTTGCTTCTGCTATTCTTCTTGCTCTGTAATTAGATATTTCAGGAATATTAAAATTTCTATCCAGAAATTCATTTATTAATTTACAATTTCTATTTTTCCTAAATTTCTCCAAAAATTTAACAGTACAATCAGTAGAATTATTTTGATAAATGAACCAATTAACTTTTACATATTTTTCTGTTTTTTTAGCCATATGTTCAAAAAATTTATGATAATAACCCATGTTATAAATTATCATAAATATGTTAATTTGTAGTTTTTTATTTTTTGTTCCAGATGTTCCAAAATTTTTTAATTTTCCAGATATTTTGGATGTTTCAGATGTTTTGGATATTTCAGATGTTTTGGATATTCCAGATGTTTTGGATATTCCAGATGTTTTGAATTTTTCATATTGAATCAAAAATTTATTTTTATACAAAAATTTATGAATATTTATCAATTTATCTAACACAACAAATTAAATAAAAAAAATTTGCTTAATAATTGTAAAATTTGATTAAAAAATTATTAATTCAAGTTAATTTGATAAAATGAATTTACCACAAAACTATAGTACTAAGCCAGATTCAAATGGAATCTATGAAAAAATTACTTTTGAAAGAAAGAAAAATAGGATTATAAAAACTACTCAAAAAATCAAACAATATACTTTTCAAATTAGAAAACATAAAAGGATTAAAAAAAGACAACAAAATATGTTTCCTTTTGGAAGAGCAAAAAATAAAAATAATGATTCAAAAAGTTTTATAGGAGAAGAAATTTTTATGCAATATTCGGATGATACCAAAAGATTACTTGGAAAACCAACAAAATCTAAAATGATTGGATTGCCCATAAAATCTAAATCTGATATATCCAAAAAACAAGTTTATAAACTACCAAAATTTACGAAAAATAAATCAAAAAAAATAAATTTGGAAACCAATAAATCTAATCCTAAAAAAGATAAATATGTTCCAAAATTTAAAAGAGATAAAAATTTAAATGAACCAATTAATAAAAAAAAATTAATTATTAGAAATTTACAACAAAATTTCATGGAGGATGATTTAGCTAAATATATTTTAAAATATGGAAAAATCAAAGATATTAGAATTATCAGAGATAGAACAACTGGAATATCAAGAGGATTTGGTTTTATATTTCTATATTCTGAAAAAACAGCTCAAAAAATTATAAACAATTTAAATGGTAAACCTTTTGGTTCTATGATCGTAAATATTAAGTTTGCTGAGACAAGAAAATTCAAATAATTTCTTCTTTGTTCCAAAATTCTTTTTTGTAAAAAAGTTTATTCCATTCTTCTATAGATTTTTTTTCATTGAAAACCTTATATTTATTTTTTTTTATGAATATTCTAATATTATTTTTAAAATTTTCATCATTAGCATATTTATATGCTAATTCAATATAATGGTCTTCATCTTTTGCTATTGTTTTATCAAATAACATTTTTTTGTAAATGCCATATGTAAATCTACCTGAAATAAATTTAGATGGTAATGAAATAACTGCTTGATTTACTGATAGCACATCATAAGTACTATTAAGACCACCAAATGGAAATGTTTCACAAATACAATCTATATTTTTAATAGCAATAAAATATAATTTGTCTTTTAGTACAAATTTATATTCATTCAAAAAAATTACTCTGTTAATATTTTTCCCAAATATTTTTTTGAAAATTTCCAAATATCTTTTATATTTTTGTTGATAATGATTCATGTTTAAAAAATTTATCAAAAGAACGCCAAATTGATCCTTAATAATTATTTTATTCAGAGTTTCTATAAATTCTAAACTGAATTTCATAAAACTATTGAAACAAGCATATAACTTACAATCACTATTTTTTATTTTTAATTTGTCTAATTTATTAGACAGTTTTAATAATTCATAAAATCTATTTTTTGTTTCTAAAATTAAATTCCATTTTAACTGATTTTTATATACCATTGATAAACAATCCAACTTAATTAATTTTTCACTATAATATTTATCTGACTCTTCAGTCTCAAAAAAATTGCTTGAAATAAAATAATCAATATTAGATGATCCACTTGTATCTGAATGTCCAAATGTATTACATTGAATAGAAGCTAATCTTGAAAATGATAATAAATATTGTTTAAAACACATTCCTATTTCACAAAACACAATTATATCCAATGATAATTTAATTATTATATTTTGTAAATTTCTAAGAGTTATTTTAATAAAATTTAGATTCAAAATTTTAAGATGTTTGAATTGATTCCAAAATTTTTTGGTACTATGTTTTTTAAATAAATCCATAATAATAAATACTTCATATTTAGTCTTATCTAAATTAACAATTATTCCACTTCTGTCTTTAAAAACAGAATGATTTTTAGATAAAAATTTTGAAATGAATAGAATTTTTATTTTTTTATTTCTCACTGAAATTTTATTTATATAATTTATATTTTTTTTATTATTAATATTTCTAATAATTGTTCTGTCCAAATTAACATAAATGTTTTGTAATTGTCTAAAAATATATTTGTTATTTTTTCTGTCATTCATATAACCAAAATGAAAATTGGTTATTCCAATATATCTAAAATCATCATATTTTAACCGTTTTTTTTTTAAAAAATAATAATTTTTGATATATTTAATATTAGCCAACAATAAATCACTATTCACATTTTTTGGTAATTTATGATCTATCAACAATGTTAAATTTAGAGCTAATGTTGGTGATATTTCATAAATATCCATTAAATTTAAAATGATTTGAACATATTTTTTATTTTCTATGTTATTTTTGACAAATAGATTTATAAAACTTGTATATTTGACATGTTTGGTTTTAATTATTCCAATTAAAAAATAATTGATTTTTCTAATTAATATTTCACCAGATTTATAATTTTTCCTGATATTTTTTTGTACCTTAAAAATATAATTTGTTAACATTTTGGAAATTTGTTTTTCATTTTTATTTTTAAAAAGCAAATTTAATAACATTCTAATAAAAAAATATAAAAATACATGATTATTTTAACATAAATTAAACTTGAATAATTTTAATCTGGATTATTTTGAGTTATCCTATTTTTACTTATGATTAAAGATTAAGTCATTTCTGTAACCAGACTTGTAGGACTTTTGTTATAAAAATATGTTTTAAATGGTATTTTAGGAATCATCCAATCATTACCATAATGTTCTTTAATATATCTTAAAGTTGGTGTTGGAACATAAACATCTATCCCTTTGAACATTTTTTTTTCTAATTTAAAATTAGATACTCTGTATTTTAGTCTTTTAACAAATTTGGGATATTCATATGATGTCCAATAAATTTTGTTATTGGGTTCTTTGTAATGTAAAAATATATCAACTTTAGCTTTTTTTCCTATTGGTGTTCCTCTGTAATAAAATGATAATTCTAATCCAGTTTGTTGATCTCCCAATGTTCTGTACAGATAAAATCCTTTATTTTCCATTTCTTCTATTATAATTTCACTATAATCTTCTTTAAAAATCCCCAAATCTATGTCATAGTCATGATCCAAAAACTTATTATCTCTGAAATAACCCAACAAAGTTCCTGAAGATAAAAATATTGGAATGTTTAATTTTTTAAAAATTGTAGTAATTTTAGTCAACATCTCAGTATAAATTTTTTGTTTTGTTTCATAATAATCAGATGATTTAGATGCCATGAAATATTCTGTTTTGTTGTTTAACCAAAATATCGAAAAAACTGACAATGACACCAATATTAATATATAAAATTTATTCATATAATAAATTATTATAAAAAAAATCATAAAACATAATTATTATCTTTTCAAAAATTAAATTTTACAAAATGGAATTAAATTTTTTTTGATATTTTAATTAATATTTGTAGATATAACCAAATATTATTTCTTGTATTATTTGTCATTGATTTCCAATATTTTTTTAAATTCATGACTGTGTTTAATGAACTTTTCACACCATCATGAATATCATTATAATTTCTGTTCAGAAAAAAATCTTCATTTTTATTATTGATTTGGTCTTCAAATTTATTCATATATGATTTGAAAATTTTTGATGTTTTTTTTGGATTTGTTTTTTTAAGCAAATAAATTGTGTTTTTGGCAAATGCAATGTCAGTGTCTTTTGGAAATAATTCACTCAATTCATTTATAAAATTTTCAAGTTGTGTGTTAAAAGCAGATAGATAACTCATTTAAATTTAACAAGAAAACTATTTTTATATTTAAACCCTTAAAAAAATCAAAAAAAAAATCACAATATTCGGTTCACTGTTGTAACCCAGATATTTTTTACAAAGTTAAATTCTTAATTATCATATAAAATGGATTTGGTCATGATCCATCCAATGACTTATCTAAATAACAAATTGATTAGTAAACGAGATAAAAGTATAAGTGAACAAACGGATTTTAGGAACAAATCTTGTTGTTGTTGTATGGAAGAAAAAATAATCAATGATTTTAACAAATGTGATCATTGTGGAGTTATAACTTGTGATGATTGTTCCAAAGAAAAATGGGAATTGATTTGTCCTCATTGTGGACAATTGAGACATAAACAAAAAAAATTCCAAAAATGTTTTAAATTTAATAGACCATCCAGAAAATGTGCTGTGTTTTTAAGCTCAATTTTATTTGTATTGATATTTTGTGTGTTTCTATCAATGTTAATTATGATTTATAATTGTAAAAATATATCCTTTGATGGACTATGGTAAATATTTACACCATGGTTTCAATTAATATTTGTTGAAAAATATATTTGTTTAGACTTCTTGTGTGGTAATAAATCAAAACAAAAATACCATGAATCATAAA